GAGCAGAAAGCATTATTCTATACGTTGGGATGAACGTAATGTAAAACCTCAATGTGTGGCTTGTAATGTATATAGAGCGGGGGAACAATATAAATATAGTTTATATCTTGTTAATAACTTATCTCAAAAACTACTTGATGAAAGTAGAATACTAGTTAAATTTACAAACAACGAATTGGAAGAAATGATAGCAGATTATGCCGAGAGACTTAAAAGATTCGTTTAAAATATTCTTGTAAATTGTTCTTTGTTTGAAAGGGGGTGTAATTAATTTTGCATCCCTTTTTGTTTTTATAAACATTTTTTTTGTAACTTTACAATATGGAACAATATACTAAAGCAGAACTCTATGGCAAGGTACAAGAACTGCAACACGAATTAGAACAAGTAAAACAACAATTAATTTTAAATTTAAAACAATGAGCAAAGAAACTAACATTCACAAGAAGATGTTCTTATTACAACAAGAGATAGGAGCAATTAGTAAAGATGCAAACAATCCTTTTTACAAATCAAAATATTTTGATATTAACTCTTTAATTAAGCAACTCAATCCTTTATTAGAAAAACACAAAATATTGTTATCACAACCAACAAGAGGCAAAAAAGTGTTTACTGTTTTAAAGTGTATAGAATCAGAAACAAGTGATATGGCTTGGTTAAAATTACCTGAGATTACAGACCCTCAAAAGTTAGGTTCTTGTATTACATATTATAGACGTTATACATTAGCTTCACTTCTTGGTTTGCAAGCTGTAGATGACGATGCAAACGTAGCAAGTGGAGTAGAAGAAGAAAAGAAATGGTTAAACCAAAATACAATAGAATACAGTAAAGCGATAGAGTACATTAAAGGAGGTGGCTCAATAGAAGCTATCAAGTCTAAATACAAGGTTGCAAAAAAGGTAGCTGATGAACTCGCAAAATTGTAAAATAAAAAGAGTATATTACACAATTAAATACAATAATCAATTAATCAAAATCACTATTTATGGAAATTACAGGAAACATCAAATTAATTCAGGACACCGAAACAGGAACGTCTAAAGCAGGAAAAGAATGGGCAAAGCGTACAATCGTAGTAACAACTAACGAGACTTACCCACAGGATATTGCTATTGACTTTTTAGGAGATAAAATCTCTCAAATTAATAACTTTCAAGTAGGTAATCCAGTTAATGTAGGTATCAACCTTAGAGGTCAAGAGTACAATGGAAAATACTATACAAGCATTAACGGTTGGAAAATATCAGCTACGGTAGGAAGCGTTAACAATTCAGAACAAAACCCTGCTAGAGAAGAAACAGCAGATTTGCCATTTTAATTTAATTGGGGGTTAATAGCCCCCTTTTTATATATTTATGAGAAAAATTAACGAGGGTGAAGAAATGCCCGATGACTTTTGGAATTATTTAGTAAACCCTATTACGGGATATTACATACAACCTAAATCAGAACATTCGATAGAAGTAGAAAGAAAGTACAACAAACAAGCATTATGATAGCACAAGCAAAGAAACTACAAAACAAGATATTAGATATAAAATACGGTAGAATAAAGGAGGGTTTAAAGATAGGCATTCCTGAGATTGACGAACATATAAGACAAAAGAAAGGTTTCAGTATATTTATTGGACACGCAAACGTAGGAAAGACTACTGTTATAATTTATTTGTTTGTACTATGGGCAAAGATGCACGGTCTAAAGTTTTTAGTTTGGTCTAGTGAAAATTCACCCGAATCAATATTAAGAAAGATTATAGAATTTTATATGGGCAAACCTATACAAAAAGCTAGTGATGAGGAAATAGATAGAGCGGTGAGTTGGTCTAATAGTCATTTTAAAATTATAGACGTTGACGACCTCTATACCTATAAGCAACTATTGAAAGAAGCACAACAAATAAAAGACGCTTGGAATTACGATGGTATATTAATAGACCCATATAACTCTTTGGCGAAAGATGCTTCTGTTTTAAAAATGACGGGGAACTCTCACGACTACGATTACCAAGTAGCAAGTGAACTTAGATTGTTTGCTAAACACAATGATGTAAGTGTGTATTTAAACGCTCACGGTGTAACTTCAGCACTTAGGCAAGTACATTACTCAGGACACGAATATGAGGGTCTTACAAAGCCTCTAGCGATGTCAGATATTGAGGGAGGTTCTAAATGGAGTTCCCGTGCGGATGACGTTTATTGTATTCACAGGTATGTTTCCCATCCTACCGATTGGATGTATTCACATATCCACGTTCTTAAAATTAAAGAAAACGAAACAGGAGGGAGACCGACAACATTTGAGCAACCAATAAGATTAAAAATGAAAGTCAATAATGTAGGATTTGAGTTTTTAGGAAAAGATTTAATGCACAACATACAACCAGTACAGAAGTTAGAGATATGATAGTAATAGGGATTTTAATGATAGTGGCATTTGTGTTTTTAATTATAGCACAAGTTAAGAACGCAGAAATCATTTTAAGTCCTGTTATTGGAATAATGTTTGGCTTTTTATATCACAAAGAACAATACGAACAAGAAGATGAAACTACCCTACAATGTTTGTTGGGAGTAATTAGTATTACCGTGATATGGATAAACCAGCAGGATGGCTTGGAATAGTAGCCAAAAGGCATAAAGAATGGATTAATATAGTTAAGAGTTTTGGGGAGTACGAACTTGCCGAAGATATTGTTCAAGAAGCATACTTGACTATTTATAAATATGCAAATGAAGATAAGATTATTAGAAATGGTATCGTTAGTAGGGGTTATATGTACTTCACTCTACGTTCTCTTTATTATCAGTATTACAACAGTAAAAGAAATATTATTAAACTTAGTATTGATGACGAAGAATATACGTATCAAATTGAGGACGATTCGGAAATGGATGAACAAATAGCCTTTAATAAGATATGTATGCTAATAGATGACCACATAGACAATTGGAGGTGGTACGAAAAGAAGCTATTCACCCTTTACAGGGATTCAGATTTATCCATTAGAGGTATAGCAAACGAAACTAATATAAGTTGGGTAAGTATATTTAATACATTAAAACACGCTAAGAATGAACTAAAAGAAAACTTTAGCGAAGATTGGGAAGATTATAAAAATCAAGATTATGACAGAATTTAAAGGAGACAAACGCTCTAAGGCGTACAAAGAATGGAAAAAGAATCACGCTAAGTCTAGCGAGGGATTAGGAGACACGGTAGAGAAAATAACAAAAGCTACTGGAATTAAAAAAGCGGTTAAGTTTTTAGCAGGTGAAGATTGTGGCTGTGATGAAAGAAAAGAGAAACTAAACGAAATGTTTAGATACAGAAAGCCCGAATGTCTAACCGAATCAGAATTTGATTTAATCAAAACAGCTGTAGATACAAATAAAAATAAGTTTACACCTAATGAGCAGGAGGAGTATAAAAACATATACGAAAGAATATTCAAAGTAAAAGTAGAGTGTACACCTTGTAGTTTTGCCAAAGTGGTGTGGAAAGATTTACTAGCAGTTTATAACCAATATTTGTGAGAGAAAAAGACTTATTTAATTACCTAGTAGAATGTTGCTATCCCGATTTGGTTAAGGCAAAAAGTCAAATGTCTAGGTGGGATTGTTACAGTCCTGAGACTTATCATAGAATAGAATTGAAGTGTAGAACTGTTCATTACGACACGTTGCTTTTAGAAAAAAAGAAATACGATGCAATGATTCAAAAGTGTGATGACAATTTAGATATACCAATGTATATTAATTCTACGCCTAAAGGAGTGTATCAATTTAATTTGTATCTTGTTACCTTAAAATGGGAAACTCAATACCACAACAAGACAACTGAGTTTTCTAACAATAACAAAATACCTAAAGAGATAGCTATGCTAGATGTAAACGAAGCAATAATATTATAAGACAATGAACAGAAAACTGAACAATTTAAAAGAGGGAGAGTACTACGCAAACTTTAATTTTGTAGGAGAGTATATAGTAAAGTCTAAAAAGGCTAAACCTGAAAACGAAGCTATTAAGGAAATGTATTTCGCTTGGCAGGATGTAGGGTTTTATGTACATACTTTAATCACAAACGAACGACTTTATGAGCAATCATTGAGCGAGTATCGTAGTGATAAGATTAGAGCAGTACAAAGAGCAATAGAAGCCGAAACTAAGCTAGAAGAATTAAAAAAAGAATTAGACAAATATAAACTAGAACTATGAGCGATTCACTAAGGAAGTGGGTAGAGATGCAGAACGATGAAAGATGGACAATGGATTCTACTTACAAGAACAATCAAATTAAGAAAGACCCAATAGTCCAAAGGGTTATTAGTATAATGGAATTAAGAAGTAAGGTAGGCATTGACAAATACGGCACTACTTTATACGATAGTCCTGATGGGTTTTATCAGTTTTTAAATCATTTACAGGAGGAACTTATGGATGCAATATTATATATAGAGAAACTAAAAAGTCAAAAATGAAAGAACAAACGCTAATTAAAATGAAGTACGACCTCAACCTAGTTCAACAAGCTGTGGTAGTAGCTTTAAAGAAAATTGAAGTATTAGAAAAAAAACTAGAAAGTAAAGAAGAAAATAAAGAAGAAAAATAGCAGTTGTTTAAAAATTGTTTATATTTACAAAAACAAAGAAATTATGTACGAAGAATTATTTTGGCAATCTTACGAAACTTCTGAACTAGAACGCATCCTAGATTCACACGAACCAAGACTTGACAGCTACCGTAAACGAGCGGAACAAGAACTAATGAGAAGAAACGAACAACAACAAGAAATTACTGAATTATGATAACACTACTAAACGGAGAGCATTGGGGTAAAGAAGAATTAATTGCTCAGATGTACGATGATGAATTTTACTACGGACATTTAGGCAAACACGCTTTAAGCAGTTCTAGTCTTAAAATGATTTTAAAGAGTCCTAAGACATACAGAAACGTAACTAAGTATGGAGACCCTAATTCAAATAGTCCTGCATTAGCAGCAGGGAAATTGGCGCATTGGATGGTACTAGAACCACACAAGATAGATACCTTACATTTTGTAGATGCCTCCACAAAGAATACTAATAAGTATAAGGATGCAAAAGAAAAGTACGGAGAGGTGTTCTTGACAAGTGAAAAGAAAAGTGCTGAAAGATTAACTGATGCGGTTCTAAGAAACGAGGGGGCGTTGAGACTACTTACCAATAGTGAATTTGAAATACCTGAGATAGATATGCTAGAGGGATTACCATTTAGAGGTAAAGCTGATATCATACAAGGTGATACTATTATAGATTATAAGACCACAGCTGAACTTTCTTCTTTTAGATATAGCGCAGATAAATATGGATACGATTTACAGGCTTATATGTATTTGCGTTTGTTTAATAAAAAGAAGTTTACGTTTCTAGTAATAGATAAAGCCAGCACCGATATAGGTATCTTTGAAGTTAGTGATGACTTTATAGCGAGAGGCGAACAAAAATTCATTCAAGCAGTAGATAATTACAAATACTTCTTCCAAGATGGTAACGACTTAGACCAATATGTAATGAGAGGAATATTATAAAAATATCTTGTAGTTAATAAAAAGTTTATATCTTTACACGAATAACAATTATTAATTTTAAAAACAAAGACAATGAAAACAATAGTAAGAACAAAGTACACTGGAGCAGATTTTTTAAACGTAATTACACCATCTTGGCAAAGGTGGAGAAATCAAAAAAATGTAAAAGACTTAGCACTTGCCGTTTCTGAGAATGGGCAACTAAGAGATGTTTTAATTTGCAAAACTACAGATGGAACTAGATGGCTGACCGATGGAGCGCATTTAGTTGATGCTATGGTAAATCAATTAAAATCAAGAAAAATAAATGTATTAGAAAAAATAGTTAAAAACGAAGAAGAAGCACGGAAAACCTTTATATCTTTTAATACAAGGGGTAAGACATTAAATACTATTGATTACGTTGTAAGCTATGCAGGTAGCGGAAGTGAGACGTATGTTAAATTTTTAAAGGAAGTTATGCAAAACCCTAAAAACATAAAAGAAGCAGATGAAGCGCACGGAAAGTTATTTACCGTACCATCTTTAATAAATTTATTTTTAGGAGAAAATGATAGAGTAAGAGGTGGCAAAGCTAAATTTCCAAAAAACTATAATCGTCTTTTAGAGATAGTTGAGTATTTAGGTAAAAATTATTTATTAAACGGTAGATTATTGGCTCACGTTAATAAGCACGGTAATAGAATGAGATTAAACGGAACTTCTATGATGTCTGTTTTAAAAATATTAAATTCAAACAGGGACATAAATTCTTTAACAAACGAAGATATAATGAATGATTTAATAAATTTTACTTCATATCATTATAATTCTATGACAAGTCCAACATATACAAGGGATATAGTGGAACTTTCATTTAAAAAATATTTGAATATATGAAGTCCTATATATATTCGGAACAAAGCAGCTTGTGGGGAGACCCCGAACTACTTGGGTTTGGTAGTAAGGATTTTTATATAAAAGAAATAGATAGAAAACTTGCGAACAAAGTAATAGTTAAAAATCATTATAGCAAGAAGTTTTACAATGCTACCTACATACATTTAGGCTTGTTTGTCAACGAAGAATTGCAAGGTGTGCTGCAGTATGGCTACGCTATGAATCCTGCGTCTTGTGGTAGTGTTGTGGAGGGAACTGAGCAGAATGAATATCTTGAATTAAATAGGATGTGGATTGCGGACAATGTAGGAGAATATCCCGAAAGTAGAGCCATAAGTTATTCTTTAAAATATATAAGAAGAAAATACCCAAAGATAAAATGGATTCAATCCTTTGCAGATGAAAGGTGTGGTGGTTTTGGAATAGTTTATCAAGCTTGTTCTTTTGGATATTATGGAGAACACAAAAGTGATTTTTGGGAACTAGATGGAGAAACATATCACAATTCAATAAAGACAAGCGAAAAGGCAGGTAAAAAAGGTTATAATTTACTGAATGACCCTAAAAATGCTGATAGGGTCAACAGATATAGTTTAAGACAATTTAGATATATTAAATTTTTAGACCAAAGAGAGAAAAAGAAATGCCTATTAAAAGAACAACCATACCCAAAACATTATTACCAAGAGAGTGAATAAAGATATAATAGACGAATTTTATTTACTTGCTTTAGTAGATATAACAAATGGCAGACCACTACAAGAATTAGAGGAAGCCATAGATTTATACGAACAAGTAGAACAATACGAAGCGTGTGCAGGAATATTAAAAGCTATACACGAATCAGGATATATGACAATAAGAGAACTAATAAAAAAAACACAAGATGAACCAAGAAACGAATTATGATAATGCACCAGCAATGGTAAGAGCAATAGTAGAAGATTACTATAAATTAGACATAACAACTAAATCAAGACAAAACCAATATATAGAAGCGAGAGCAGTATATTATTATATTCTAAGAGAAAAGTTTAAATATACACTTGGAGCAATAGGAAAGATAATGAATAAGAATCACGCTACTGTATTGCATTTTACAAAACAGTTTGATAGTTGGCTAAAGCACGACAGGATGCTAAGATATGACTACAGCGAAATAGAAGCTAGAATAGATAAAGCACTAGAGGTAAACAAAGAATCATTTAGACATTCGGTAAGTTTAGAATCATTCTACGAAAAAGAATACTTTAAACTAGAATGGAAATATAAATTTCTACTTAGTAGATTAGAACAAAAAGAACACGGAGTATCTAAGAACCCTGAGTTTCAATTAACAAATGATTAAAAATGTTATTGTTATAATAGAATCAATAATGATATTTTTTGATTATGGATAGAAGAAAGTTTAACGGAGGAAATAAAAATGCAGGAAGAAAACCTAAAGCAGAAGAAATTGCATTGATAGAGAAACTAACTCCATTAGAGCCATTGGCATTTGCAGCATTGATGAAAGGACTAGAAGAAGCAGACTTTAAGTATGTTCAACTCTTTTACAATTACTATGCGGGTAAACCAAGAGAAACTAAAGACATTACCATCAACGAAGATTTGCCTTTATTTATTGATTAATGCGAGTTGAAAGAACTATTGCGTTAAGTAAGTTAAAGGAATTAAAGAGCAGGATAAGAATAGTTAAAGGAGGTACAAGTGCTTCAAAGACTATTTCTATCCTTTGCTTATTGATAGACTACGCAATAAAAAATGAGGGCAAAGAAATAAGCGTAGTATCTGAATCTATACCACACTTGCGTAGAGGTGCTTTAAAGGACTTCTTAGGCATCTTAAATGGTCTTAATAGGTATAAGGACAATCAGTTCAATAAAAGTACCTTAAAATACACCTTTACGAACGGAAGCTATATTGAATTTTTCAGTACAGACCAGCCCGATAAACTAAGAGGTGCAAGAAGAACAGATTTATATATTAACGAGTGTAACAACGTACCCTTTGATGCTTATACTCAACTGTCGGTTAGAACAAGTGGAACAATATGGTTAGACTATAACCCATCTAGCTTGTTTTGGGTTGACAAAGAACTGATAGGAAAAGAAGATACAGACTACATTACGCTTACTTACAAAGACAACGATGCTTTACCCGAATCAATAGTCAAGGAAATAGAGAAAGCAAGAGAAAAGGCAAAGACATCTACTTATTGGGCGAATTGGTGGAGGGTATATGGATTAGGTGAAACAGGTTCTTTGGAGGGTGTATGTATTCCTGATTGGAAAGAAATAGATACAATACCAACAGACGCAAGGCTATTAGGATATGGAATGGACTTCGGTTATTCGGTTGACCCTACTACATTGATAGCATTATACAAATGGAACAACGCTTATATATTTGATGAGGTTCTTTATAAGAAAGGAATGTTGAACAGGGATATAAGTAGATTCCTTACCCAATTAGATATAAAAGAAAACATAGTAGCTGATTCAGCTGAACCTAAATCAATAGCGGAACTCCAATCGTATGGTCATTCTATCTACGGTGTAAGCAAAGGAAGAGATTCAATAGTATATGGATTAAACCTAATAAATCAAAATGAAATATATGTAACTGCACAAAGTAAGAACTTGAAAAGAGAACTAGCAGGATATGTATGGGCAAAAGACAAAGAGGGTAATCAACTACAAAAACCAACAGGAGAGCATCCTGATTGTATAGATGCTGCAAGGTATGTACTAACAGACCAATTAGAGAACCCAAACAAGGGTGAGTACTTCATTTATTAAATGTTAAAGTTTTGTTAAAATAGTATAGTTAATAAAATGTTTACTATATTAGCACCATAATATTAAAACAATAGAACATATGAAATCTTACAATTACGACCCAATCTTAACAGTTGTCAATGGTGGTCAATTTTTTGACGTTGAATACAAGGTATGGAATAGCGTACCAGAAACAGTTTCTTTTAGAACTTATGAGGAGGCTAAAGAATTTTACAACAAAATACCGTTAGGTTAATAATTACAGGGGAGGCAACTCCCCTTTTTAATACAAACAAATGAAAGCAATATTAGAATTTAATTTACCTGAAGAACAAACTGACTTTTATCTCGCAACCAAAGGTGCAAATTGGTGGAAAGTTTGTTGGGATATGGAACAATGGCTAAGACAGCAGAATAAGCATATGCCCGATAACAAGTTTAATAAAGATTTGACAAGCTGGCAACCGTGAAAACGGCGCATCATGTGGATAAGGATCGGTTCCAGAGCGCCTTTCGCAGCCTGATGGGCAAATCTGAACCCTAG